ATCTACTCGCTGACCCCGAGAATTTTGCGGATTTCGTAGAAGATTCGGTTAACGCTCGGATTGCTAAGGACCCTGAACTTCTCAATCAAGTTAATGAGCAGACTGAGAAGTTCATGGTTGATTGGTTACGGGAAAAGGGCATGGATACCGCCACGCGGAATCGGCTCAATCTCGATTCGCCTAACGCGCGCCATATCCGTCCGTCAACTATTTATAACAAGAGCGCGGTAGGCGCTAAGCATGATGGCTCATTCAATAGTGCCGCTGAGCTTTTGCATACCATTTCCGAGCATGGCTATAAGACGCCTGAGAATTCTCGGAAGATGCTCGAATTACAGAATGCAATGTCCAGCATTAAGCCCAGTGACGGCGGTTTCTTAATTCCGGAAATCCTCCGCGCTGAGCTTTTGCGTGTTGCATTAGAGCGCGCAATTGTTCGGTCACGTGCGCGTGTTATTCCGATGGATTCGCTTACGGTTCCCTTCCCGACTGTTGACAGCACTTCCAACGTTTCCAGCGTGTTTGGTGGCGTTGTGGGTTACTGGACTGAGGAAGGTGCAACCCTTACCGAGAGTCGCCCGCGATTCGGTCGGGTGGAATTACGTGCACAGAAGCTTGTGCTTTACACCGAGGTTCCGAATGAATTGATTCGTGATTCTCAGCCGTCGATGGAAGCATTTATAGGGGAGATTTTCCCTGAGGCTCTTGCATGGTTCGAAGATGTTGCATTCTTCATTGGTAAGGGCGTAGGCGAGCCTCTTGGTTTCTTGAATGCTCCTGCTGCGATTAACATCACGCGAACGGGTTCCGGACAGAATATCGACTGGCCTGATATCGCTAACATGTATTCGCGCATGCTGCCTCAGTCGCTAGACCGCGCTGTGTGGATTGTTTCGCCTGATTCAATTCCGAACCTCCTTACGATGCCGTTCGCTGTCGGCGGTACCACTACGCCGATGTTGCTCGGTGGGGCAGGCTTCTCTAGTGGTAATGATTCTCAGCCGCTTACCATTCTCGGTTGTCCGGTAATTGTTTCTGAGAAGGCAGCCGCTACGGGTGTCACTGGCGATATCAACTTTGTTGATTTCGGTTTCTATTTGGTAGGCGATCGCCAGGCTATGAGCGCGCGTCAGTCTGAAGATTTCCGCTTTAACCAGGATGTTACCGCGTTCCGTGTTATCGAGCGTGTTGACGGTCGTCCGTGGCTCATGAGTCCCATTACCCCGCAGAATGGTGGGGCTACCCTTTCTCCGTTCGTCAAGCTGGCGTAAGGAATTAATTGATTATGGGTACTTGGGTTAAGTTAGAAGATAAGACTTACGTGCACCTTGACAACGGGTCCACTGTAGACGTTTACACCGTTAAGGATGACTACGCGAACGTTGACACGTATGCCGTCCGAGTGCGCCAGCCAAACGCCAATCGTGGAATTCCCATGACTCTCCAAAGTGGATACTCCACAAAGGAGGAAGCCTACGGGGCGCTTGACGAATTCATGTCTAGTGTGGAATTCATTCAGGTTGCTCCTCCGGTAACTGAGGAAGAAAAATCTAACGACAATTCGGAAGGGAAGTAATTAGATGCCTCGCGGTTTAGGCAATTACTATGATATTAGTGTCGGCATTAACGATGTGGCTGATCTTGCGGCCGGTGCCAATACTGGTAAGCGTATTCACATGCGTAATTACGATACGCTTGCTGTAGTGTTCCGTAAGAATCCTGCTTCAGCAGGTACGGACACAATCAACATTGTCTTACAGGAGCACAACGCGAACACTGGCGGTACCTCGCAGAACTTGGCAGCGATTACCGATTGGTATTACAAGTCAACGGCAGCCGCGCTTACTGGCACTGAGGTATGGACGGAAGTAAATCAGGCAGCCTCAGCAACGCTTGCATTGCCTGACTCTGGCCCTATCAAGGCAGCTAATCAGGCTTTAGTGGTATTCGAGATTGAGGCTGCAAGCCTCAGTGCTGGCTTTGAATGGCTCAGCGTGAATATCGCTGACCCCGGTTCGGGTGGCACAATTCTTGGTGGCGTCACCTATATTCCGACTGGGCTTAAGATTATGCGTCGGCCGGACCTCTTAGCTCAGCCAAATGCTTAATTCAACATCGAATTAAATGCTTAATTCAAATCCTGAAATAAGTTTAATTTTAAGGGATGAGGTCATGGCTAAGAGGGATGTTACCGCAAAGGTTCGCCTTGCTCGCAAGGTAGAAACTCCGGGTGTTTCCGATGTGGTTTTGGATTTCGTTCCGGATTACTCGGACGGTCGTAATAAGAGTTGGGCAAGCGCTACGCCTGCACTCAGCCTTACGATGACGGTAAAAGATTCCGTCGCAAAGCAATTCGATTTAGATAAGTACTACACGCTTACGTTTTCTGAGAACACTGAAGATGATTCGGTCACTGAGAAGACGGGAGACAGTGTTACGGAAACCGCAATCAATAAGGCTGATTCCGAGGATGAGGCTAAGTAATGGCTAAGAATACGCACCCTCAGGAAGCGGCAACGGGAACGTCTGATAGCTACACGGCAGAGGAAGCAAGCGACCCTAGGCCACCCGTAGTTATTCGTCGCGCAATGCTTGGTGACGTTGACAGGCCAGCGGAATTAGATGAGGAGGAATCGCCATCAGTGTCCAAAGTGGAGGGTGGTACGGACTCCTTAGCATCCTCAGAGAGCGAAGCGCGCTCAGACAACGACGAGACAGCATCCCACCAAGAGCATGCCCAAATGACGGCGAGCCGCTCCTCAGAGGTAAAGGAGGACAGCTCTACTGTCCATTCGACGGATGGCGCTGGCCAGGAAGCGGAGCAGAACCAATCCGCTAGTAAAAGGGTGACTAAGAAAGCGCCAGCCAAAAAGGCTAGCAGCCGTTCAGTAGGCTCTGACCCCGATTTTAGCGAATTCGAGTAACGTTATTTTAAGGGTGTTGAGGGTGGAATTCATTACCGTTGTATTCCACCCTCACCCCTGCTAGAGGGGAATGGGTTACGTGCGTGGCAATGAAACCGGAAAGAATCGTAAGAATAGCAAGGGATATCCTCGCAATGGGTACAGGGTCAGCAGGCGTATTGATCCAAGCTATAAACTCATCTTGGAACCCGATAGCTCTATTCATTTGCGCACTCCTCCTAGGCGTTCCCCTGGTGAATTTAAAATACTTAGCCAAAGCCATATTACCGAGCGGGAATGGCGAACAAGATACGCCCGAACCATTGTCCCCATCTCAGCCTTCCTCACTGGAATAACATTGCTTCTGTTATGGATTATCGTCTATTATGAAATGATGACGCAATGACGGAATTGGAAAAGGAAAAAGAAAAGTCAAGGCTGAGAAAACAAGTTCCGTTAATTTGGACTTTTATAGGTTGCGCCCTTTCTTGTTTACTTCTAACCTTTACGTCGATTGCTTACGTTTCATATTACGTCCATAAAAACAATCAGCAATGGTGCGAGCTAATCGTCTTCTACGATGATTTTTATAGTAAGAATCCTCCTAGTCCCAAATCGCCTACCTACGAAATTCAAAAGAAAAACGCTGAATTGATGCACAAGCGGAGAGTTAATTTAGATTGCAAATAGTAAATAGATATGAATACAACTAAATATTGGCCCCTAATGTAGTGCCGTAGAAAGCAATCGGGAGTTGGGAATGGTCGCCTACGCTACCAGAGAGCAAGTAATGAGCTCTCTGGAAATACGCAATATGGCCAGAGCACGGACACTTATTGATAACAAGCTAGAGGCTGGCGCGCGGTCTATCGAGAGCTTATGCCATCGACGTTTCTACCCCGAGCGTAAAACGGTAACGTTCGACTGGCCTAACTATCAAATGGCTTTCCCGTGGCAATTGCAATTAGAAAACAATAGTCTTATTTCTGTAAACACGCTCACCGCTGGCGGAACAGTCATCACGGGTACCGACTATTTCTTACGCCGATGGGATAACATCGACGAACCTCCATATACCTTAATTGAAATCAATCTAAGTAGCTCATCCTCATTCCGGAGCGGAACTACTTTCCAGCGTGCTATTTCAATTGATGGTTTATGGGGTGACAAAGATACCGATGTATCTATCCCAAGCGGCTCACTTGGTGCAAGCATAAATTCATCCGTAACCACAATTATTATCAACCCCTCAGGTGGCAATTACCCTGTAGGGGTTGGTTCTATTGTGCTTATTGGTACCGAGCGAATGGTATTGACCACTCGACTAATGTCGGACACTGCGCAAAATCTACAGAATGCATTAACCGCAACCAATAACGCTAAGACAGTGACAGTTACCGATGGTACGGCATTCGCAATTGAGGAAACAATTCTGATTGATTCAGAGCGCATGCGAATTGATGACATTGCCGGTAACAACCTTACGGTTACCCGCGCTGTAGACGGTACCGCGCTAGCCGTTCACAATGCCTCTACGGCTGACATCTTTGCCCTACGTACATTTACCGCTAGGAGAGCCGCTCTAGGCTCTACAGCAGCCGCGCACACTATCGGCGATTCTGTTTACGCGCATCGATTTGAAATGTTAACTCCGCTCATCAATGAATTGAATATCGCTGAGGCAATCGTCATGTTAGAGCAAGCCTCAGGCGGTTACGCGCGTACAGTCGGCAGTGGTGATAACCAGCATGAGTCAGCCGATACAGGTCTACAGAACTTACGTGAGCAAGTTTATCGGACCTATGGACGCAAGCTAAGAGCGCGTGCGGTTTAAATGCCATTCTTCCGAGTGAATATCACACGAGCACAAGGCTCGCCAATTTGGGACAGAGCAGCATCGCGGGCAGCCGGACAAAGAATGATAACTGAAGTAAATGATTTGGTTGCACAGGAGGGAGTTAAGCGCACAGTCGCCAGATTGAAAACTGTAATTAGAGACCCAACTCCATATTACTGGACACGAATCACAGTTGATAGAGGCGTTCAGTCACGAACCATTTCAGACTCTCGGGTGGTTTACGGTGGCTGGCTAGAAGGTGTTGACAGACGTAACCGCACAAGTCGATTCAAGGGTTATCGTACATTCCGGTTAATCAAGCAACAATTGAATGTTGATAAAGCAAAAATTGCAAAACCCGCGATTGCTAAATTTGTTAAAATTATGAATAGGTAGGAGGTGAGACTATGACTAATGCATGGGGTGGAGCTAATCCGGCTGCTACCAGTGAACCGGGAGTTGATTATGAGTTAGGCGTACGGTATCTAGTTAACAATGATTTGAATGTTACCGCTATTCGCGTTTACAGCGCGGTTGTATCAGCGACATTCAACAATCGAAATGCTTATATTCGTACCCCGAGTGATGTGATTCTAGCTACAGTTGACATGCCTGATTCGCTGGCAATCGGTTGGAACACAGTTAACCTAGCAGTGCCACTCAACATAGGCCCGGGTACAACTGTCTGGCTGACGTACGACACCATTACGGATTATGTATTCATCGCAAATGCATTCCCGCAGAATTCAAGTGACAATGCTGTTACCGCTAACTCCGGTGGTTTCCATAACAATCCGGGTAACCTCCCAAATAACCTAACGACAACATTCTATGGAATTGATTTCGTCTATGACGTAATCAACCATTTTCCGCCGACTGTGACAATGACTGTAACACCTACTGATCTCAGCGTGTCGGCAGTAATTGCAATCTCTGATGACCACCCGGAAACCGTCACTTACAAAATTGATTGGGGCGACGGTGGGGTTAGTAATGTGGGGACTAGCCTAGGTCCCCATTTACATACGTACGGTGCCCCTGGTTTATATGCACCAATGGTTACCGCTACCGATGCTGATCTTAACGTGGACGCTTTTGCAACGGCGGTAAACCTCAGTGCTCCGGTAGGCACAGATGCTAGCGAGAGTTGGCTACAGCCGATTCTAGACGCGGTTGTGAGCGAGGCTCAGCGTACAGGATATTTCGATAAGGTAAGCACACATGAGCCAAAGCGTAAGCCTGGCACGGGATTAGAGGCTGCCATTTGGTGCGATCGTATCGAGAGTGTTGGGACAGCTAGCGGGTTATCGGTTACGAGTGCTCGAATTGTTTTCATCATGCGAATCTTTACCAACATGCTTTCCGAACCGCGTGATGAAATTGATCCTTCGATGATGCGAGCGGTTAGTAACATGATACGTAATTTGCATGATGATTTTGATTTCGGGGGCATTATCAGGAACGTCGATTTGCTTGGTGCATCGGGACAACCGCTATTCGCTCAGGCTGGTTATGTAGAGATGGATGGCGCTCTATTCCGTATTTATGACATTGTAATTCCATGTATCGTCAATGACGTTTGGCCACAAATTCAGTAGGAGTTGAGAGATGGCAAAAGCGAGTGGCCTAGGGGATCAACTGTACGTAGACGGAAATGATTTAGGAGGTGACATCAATAGCCTTAACGCCATTCGTGGCGGTAACAGTCCTTTAATGATGACTGATATCACACAGTTAGCAAACGCTCGCCTAGGCGGTAAGCGTGATGGCGAATTCACTTTTACTAGCTATTTCGATCCTGCTGCTCTCCGTTCGCATGCAAGTTTTAGTGCTCTGCCGACAACTGATCGGCTTGCTAGCTATGGGCATGGGGTAGTTGCCGGTAATGCAATTGCTAACCTTATCGCAAAGCAAATCAATTATGATGGTAACCGCGCTGATGATGGTTCATTCCTATTAGGTGTCAACGCTCAGTCTAATTCGTTTGGTCTCGAATGGTGCCAGCAATTAACCGCTGGCAAGCTCACTCAGGGGGCAGCCGGTAACGTTGCTGGCTTAGACCTAGGCTCAGCCTCACCCGGTTCCTTTGGTGGGCAATTGTATTACCATCTATTCGCATTCGCGGGAACCTCGGTTACGCTGAAAATTCAGCACAGCAACGATAACGGCTCAGGAGACCCATACGCTGACGTAGCAGGCTGGACTACTACCGCGCTTGTTGCTGCTCCTGCAAGTGGGCGTATAGCCGTTACAGGGCTTGCAATCAAGCAATGGTTGCGAGTAGTCAGCGTAGGCACGTTCACAAATGCGCAATTCCTCGTGAGCGCGGTACGCAATCCCGTTCAGACTGACTTCTAAGGAAAGTCGAAATGAGTACTCAATTCGGCCCGATGGGTGAGATTCGTATTACGCCAGCCTTACCCGCACATGCCATGTCTAGCTATGAATTACATCAGCCGTTAGCGACACATTACCGCGTTGTCAGTTGTCAAGCAATTGAATGCCCTAAGTACCATTCCGGCTGGCAAATGGGATATGACTTAACCGACCCAAGGAAAGTAGAGGCTGCCAATCTATTAGCTGAAATTGCTCGTAAGCGTGGAATGGTATTTAGCTATCAGACGTTAGGCACTGTCGTAACATTCACTTTCCAGCCTGGTCAAAATTGTTTTGAAACTCACCGTGAACCATTAGAGCGTGATCCAATTGCAATCCGGCGAAATGGCGACTGGCGAGGTAACCCTAGAAAGGAGAGCTATACACATACTGATTTAGAGGATTGGGTAGACGATTTTCAAACCAATCAAGATAAGTTGGCTACGCGATTGGAGCAGGGCTAATGCATACCTTGCAAGTAGTCTTTTACATTCTCGCGTTAATTCTGCTAATTCTTGCTGGTATTCCTCCGATGAAACTTTTCCGTTATTCGCTTTGCTGCTTTGCAGCCGCTAGCGCGTTATTCGCTTTCGCGCTCCCAACAATTGCAGGAGGTATTCAGTAATGGCTAAGCAGTCTGGTATGGGGTGGACTACTCTCTCTGTCGATGATTCGGCCGGAGCGGTAGAAGCAATTAAGACTGATGTTCAGAGTTTCCAGTTTGCAACTCCGCGCGCTGTGCTTGACGTTACGGGTGTTGACAAGTCAGCCATTGAGCGCATTCTCTTGCTGGCAGATTTCAATATCACTCTGAACACAACGGCGGTTAACTTTGCCGCCACGCCCTCATTCTTCGATGTATTCAAGACGGTTCCCTCTACGTCGGTAGCTCGCACTACTACGCTTGTAATTGCTTCTAAGACGCTAGCGTGTGAGGTCCTTTATACAGACTTCTCTATGAACCGTGGCCAGGATGGTTCCCTTGGTGCTACCGCTCCGGGTGTGCTGGCTGACGGTACCGTTCCCACGTGGGCATAAGCTAACGAATAACTAGGGTAGAGGGGGTTGTCACCTTCCTCGGTTAATCCCCTCTACTTTGGGACAGTTCACATTATACAATCCATATTAGATAGTCCACATAGGAGCATGCAATGGGTTACAAGCGCGGTTCGCTCATTCTGAAATTCACGGATGAATTCGAAGGTTTAGAAATTAAAATGCGTCGTCTGCCTATTGGCGATCTCATGGCGGTAAGCACACTTGCTGATATTGGCAAGGAACTAACCAGCGATAGTTTCCGTGAGCCGCTAGACAAATTGCTTGGCACAATCGCATCGAACATCCTTGAATGGAATTTAGAGGATGAGGTAAGCGGCTCAGTAGTTGAAATTGCGAAAGGTTCCCCTAGTCATGTTCAGATGATGGAAGGGGAAGAGATTTACGTCCCATCGACCGGTCTCTATTCTCTCGATATTGAATTAGTAATGAAGATTGTCGATGTGTGGGTTACTCAGGCAGCGGGTGTAACCGTAGAAGCGGGAAAAGCATCGACGAATGGAAAGAAGCCAAATACTACGCCACAAGAGGAATTCGCATTGATGGAAGCCGTCAAATTGAGCCAGGAATCCTTAGCAGGGCAAAACTAGTCGACGAGTTATTAAGGCGTTACGGCGGTTACACGCTCTCCACACTGCTAGCGGAAGATGCGGAACTAATTCAAATGTATCGAATTGTTGAATACGCTAGCAGAGGAGAGGAGGAATTAAGTGGCGAATGATGTAACCATCACTGTCGGCGGAGTTGATCGTTCGGGTAGCGCTTTTGATTCCGCTACGGCTAGCGAAAAGAAATTAGAGCGCGCAACTCAGGCACTCAATGACGTAGGCCAGAAAGCCGCTAAGGCGCTCAGTAATGGTTTCAAGGACACAGGCAAGGAAGCGGATAACGCTGGCAACAAGACAGAGTCATTCGGTAAGAAATTCAAGGGTGCAATTCATGACCAGGCACAGCAAGGCGTAGACGGTTTACTTGGCAAGCTAGGCCAGACTGGCGCTGTGCTAGGCAAATTGGGTGGGGTCGGCATTGCCGCTGGCGCTGCTATCGGAGCAGGCTTAGCCGTAGCCACACTAGCAGCGAATAAACTTAAGGAAGCATTCGACATCGCGGTATCTCGCGATACGTCAAATAGAAAGCTTGGAGCACAGTTAGGCTTATCGCCTGCTGAAATGAAAATCGCAGGCAAGATTGCTGGTCAAGTCTATGCAGATAATTTCGGCGAGAGCATAGACGACATTAACAACACAATTAAAGCTGTCATGCAGAACATGAAAGGCGTTGCCGACACGTCGGCAGGGTCTGTTAAAGCTATGACAGAAGAAATATCAACGCTCATGGCGACAACAGGCGAAGATGCTGCGTCGATTTCCAGAGCAGCAAGTCAGTTAATTCGTACCGGATTGGTCGATGATCCAAAGCAAGCATTCGATTTGATTCAAAAGGGTTTCCAATTAGGCGACGATAAAGCACAAGACTTACTTGATACCTTTAATGAATACGGTACCCAATTCCGTAAGTTAGGGCTTGACGGAACGCAAGCGCTTGGCTTGATTGACCAGGCTATTAAAGCTGGCGCAAGAGATTCCGACGTAGCGGCTGACGCACTAAAGGAATTCGCTATTAGAGCTGTCGACGGTAGCACCACTACCGCCAATGGCTTTAAGTTGCTCGGCTTGAATGCTAAGGACATGGCTACCGCCATTGGCAAGGGTGGCACTAGTGCGAGTGGTGCACTTGAATTAACCCTTAATAAATTGCGCGCTATCAAGGATCCTGTAAAGCAAGCACAAGCGGCGGTAGCTCTTTTCGGTACTCAGGCAGAAGACCTAGGTGCATCGCTTTATGCAATGAATTTAGACACTGCTAAGAATCAAATGCACGATATGGAAGGCGCAACAAAGCGCGCAAGTGACACTATGAGTGGTGGATTCGGCGCGGCAATTGAAACCGCTAGGCGTAAAATAGAAACGCTCAAAGCGCAATTAGGAGAAAAGCTCTTCCCTGTTGTGCAGTATTTCATTGACAATATCTGGCCGAAAATGCGTGAGGGCATTGCATTAGTTGCTGACAAATTCCAAGAATTCTGGACTAAATCCGGACCTCCGTTAATTAACATGCTCCACAATTTGGAAGACGAATGGAATAAAAACAAGGATTCGATTGAAAAACTAAAGCCATTCCTTGAATACCTGGGGACATTCCTCGGGGTGACGTTGGTTGCCGCGCTGGTAGTTGTCGGCGGATTGATCGGTCTATTCATCAAATACCTTGCTGGCGTAGGCGACACATTGTCAGGTGCCAAAAAGGGAATGGACGTATTTGCCGTTGCAATGCTTACTTGGTTCGGTCGAATTATTGACGGAGCAGTAGAGGCATTCGGTTGGATTCCGGGAATTGGTCCTAAGCTAAAGAAAGCTCAGGCTGATTTCCATAAGTTTGCCGCTGGCGTTATCGCTGATGTTGAGGGAATTCCTGAGCAACACATTACCGATGCTCGCGTAAAGCTTGATAGAGGCAGTCTCTATGCGGCTCGTGACGCGATTGCAGCGGTACTAGGCTCTCAGGTTGTCTCAGTAGGACTTAGCGCGCGTGGACACGCTGTAGGAGGCGTAGCAAGCGGTCTAATCCGTACGGGTGAGCAGGGTGCTGAATTAATTCGTACTCCTCAGGGCAGCATGGTTTATCCGGCTGCCAATGCAAACCAAATGAGAGCACAAGGAAGCGGCTCAGTTGGGGTAACAATTCGTGTAGAAGGCCCTAGCGGGGACTGGCTCTATGAGGCTCTTAAGGAAGCGTTCCGACTGGGCAAAGTGCGTATTTACCAATCGTCGATTGTTCCGGGGTAATCCATGGCTACTACCTTTCCGGGTACTCAGCTAACCATTTTAGTCGAATTATTTCTTGGAGGAGTATGGACAGATGTCTCTACCTATGTTTTATTCGATGACACAATTTTTATTCATCATGGATTTACGCCAGAAGATCAAGGCAATGATGCCTCTCCGGATTATTGCTTTGTCACATTCATTAACTTCGATAAAACGAATCCCTCTAGTGCAGCCGGTAAGCGCTTCTCTCCAAGGAATTTAGCCGGACCATATTACGGATTGCTCGGAGTCAATACGCCTATTCGCATTTCTTGGAATGCGGGTAATGGCTTAAAGACGCGCTTCGAAGGATTAGTACCTGACTGGACAGCTAATTACGATGTTGCCGAAATCCGCCATGTACGAATTCAAGCTTTCGATCGTAGGCACCAATTAACAACAGGCACAGGTCGTAAAATCAATAACTCGCCAATCTATACATCGGATACCGGAGCAACGCAATTAGTAACTTACATGCCTCTAGAGGATTTGGAGAGCACGGACACTCCATTGATTATCGGCAATACCTCAGGGAAGGCAGTAGCTCTTAGCGGTACTTTCAATTGGGCGCAAAATAGCGCCTTGCCTGGTTCCAAGCCAGCGGTACAACTAACAGGCAATTCATATTTAATTATGAATGTCGCCTCACACAGCTTTGCGGGACATTGGCAATTCGATTTCTTCTACTACCTCGCTAATTACCCCACTGCCGACACGATTTTATTCCGATGTTGGGTAGGCAATACCGGTGCATCTGGTATTAGCTTTTGGGACATCATTATGAAAACAGGTGCCTATCGTGTAATTGCGTACGATCGTAATGGTGTGGCCAAAGTCGATTCCGGCGATGTAATTAATAGTGGCTGGGTATTGAATACGTGGATGCATCATCGATTGATGGTACAGAATGCGTCAGCCACAACTTTCGATTGGCAATATGTTACATTCCCACTATCCGGGGGTGGATTCTTTCTTAGCGGTTCGGGGGTCACTGGCCAGTGCGGTAACATCGGCTCAATTTTCCTATTGCCTAATGCAGAAAAAGACCAAGATGCCGTTGCTCACATGGCGGTATTCGATGCATATAATTTCTCCACTGTAGATAGCTCAGGAAATGGTTACAACGCCGAACCTCCGGGTACCCGTTGGTCTCGCCTATTGAATGAGGTAGGTGTACCAAATGTAAGGCGTGTACCCGGGTGGGCGGATACCGTGGCAATGGGTAAGCAGACATCAAATGATTTGCAAACTCTATTGCGTGAATGCCTTTTAGCCAATGAGGGATTCATGGATACGACTACAGGTCTAGTCGGTAGCGAGGGGGGCAGGCTACGCTTTACAGAGCGCGGTTTCATTGAGAATCAGGCCATAGCTTGGACACTTGACTATTCCGCCAGAGTCCTTAAGTCGCTAAAGACGCCTGATGATGATTTCGGAATTGTAAATGATTTCACGGGTAGTCGGACTGATGGCGCTTCTCTTCAGTTAATTAAAACAAGCGGACCGAGAAACATTAGTGACCGATCGATAGACCGTTTGGGTGTTGGTCGATATGATACCGCTAACACCTATAGCCTCAGTGATGACGGACAATTAGCGGCGCATGTCGGTTGGACAATTAATAAAGGCACTGCCGACTCACCGCGAGTCGCTAGTGTGCAAATCTGGTTTGAGCGTGCAGCGGCGGTAACTAACAATCTGTTAGCTACGTGGGAAACGCTCGATACATGGAAACGTATGAAGATAACCAACCCACCTACCGATATTGGTCCCGACCCACTTGATTTCTATATCGCTGGCTACGATGAGGTATTCACGCAGAAATGGATTCATGTCGATATCAATGGCAGAGCAGCCGCGCCATACGATGTAGGAATCCTAGACTCTAGTGGCGGAGCTACCTCTGATCAGAGATTAGATTCAAATGATACCGACACATTAAATATTCTAGATGCTTCGCAAGTGACCGTTCGTACCCGAAACAATGGCAGTGAATTCATTGCTTCTAAATGGGCGCATGATACCGGCGATTACCGCGTGCGTATCGATGGCGAAGAAATGACGGTTACCGCCGTTGCTGACGTGGCAACGTCATTGGTAGGCGTAGGCACGGGCGGAACATCCAACAATGCAAATATTGTTGGATTGAATATCAATGGTAGCTCAGCCAAAGATGACACAATGGTGGCGGTTGTCTATTGTCGCAATACGGCTGCTACCGTTGGTTTAACGGGTACCGGGTGGGCACAAATTGATACAGCTGGATTTACCAATTTCAAGGTATTCTCAAAGGTGCACTCAGGTAGCGAGAGCGGACCGACAGCTACCGTATCGGGTGGAGCATCTGGCGACGATTTAATAGCTCAGATTGCTACATTCCGAGGAATTGCCCCGCGTGCGCTTACCACGGTTCCGCAATCAAATGGTAGTGCACAGGATATAGCCTGGCCATCCTTCGCAGCTAACCGCCAGCTAGCGCTATACCTTGTTATTGGTGCAAAGGTTAATGCTTGGACCTCTGTAGCGACCGTAGCAGGCGGATTTACAGAAATCGCAGAGGTGATTTCCACCATTGGTAATGATGCAAGTTTGGTATGGGATTACTTCTTTGGCACTACCGGAACCGTATTCAGTGCTGGCACCTTTACCGTGACGGGTGGTGTAGCAGCAACTAGTCAAGCAATTTCAATTGCTCTCGATTGTAATGTGCAGGCGCTCACAGTTACTCGGGGAGTCAATAACGGTAACGTCGGAATTGCTCATCCGATCAATCAAGAGGTTCACGTAACCAATCCGATTATTCTCGGCGTGTAGAAGGGAACCGTAATGACGTTTTTCGCCGGTAATCGGTTGGCAGCGTCGGACCTAAACGACTTGCTTAGCAAAATCAATAACAATCGAATTCCATTACTTGACCATTTCGGCACTACAGGTAGCACGGCTGTAGGTACGGCTGAGGCTGTAACTACCACAATGCCATCAGCAACCTTTTCAGCTCATACGGCTTATCGAATTACATTCCAAGGGCTTTGCCGTATGTCTGCAATTGGAATTATGCAAGTAAACTTCCGTGATACCAATATCGCGGGGACAGCGCGGGGGGGTCCGGGTGGCTTCAATGTTCCGGCTGCCAATACAAACTATTGGGGTAACTTCGATCACTACATCGCGAATACGACTAGCTCAGATATCAACCGGGTATTGGCTGTCACAATTAGCACAAGCGCGGGTACGGGTCTTTTCAATGCTGCTGCGACAGCGCCTTGGAGCTTTGTAGTTACCGCCGTAGGGCTTGATACCGATTGGGGCCAGGCGGTAGCGCTTTAAATCGGCTATTCAATCATGTAAAACAATCGATACGAGAGGCAAAGGTAATGACACAGACAACGCCAGTCAGTAAGGCAAAGATGTGGGTTGCCGCTATCGGCTCTACCCTCACAGCTTTATTAGTTTTCCTTACTCCACTCGGGGGAGCCTTGGAAGATGGTAAATTAGATGGGGGAGAGGTAGCCGGATTAGTAGTTGCGCTCATCTCACTAGTTGGGACTGTCTATGGAGTGTGGAGGGTGCGTAACAAGCCTGTGCAGCCAAAATAAAGATCAACTTGACCTGTGGCATAGATCACACCTTGACAGGCTGGACAGCAATTAAATCTATGGTACGTTTGTGGCTCGATCGGTTCGCCGGTCGGGCCACTTACTAATACAAGCCAGCCACACATACCCGCAGTGCGCAGCATTTAGGCCACTCTTGAATTACGGTTCAGTGCGGGAAGTGAAACAGGGCCAGGCGAGATTAAATAGCTCTCCCGTATGAAGCGTGCGAACGATGCAATTACCTACCTACACGCTGCCAGGGATGCCTAGAGGCTGAGGCGTACGCGGAGCAGGCAAGAGCGGAAATTGCCTAAAGCCAAAGATGTTCCGACCCATTACTTTTTTACCTCATGTTGTGCGGGCGGCATTGACCCCCGGACATGAGCCAATAGCGGGTGAGCTACTCCCACCCAGAAATTACACGGTGAGTAGACTTAGTGTCAGTGCTGAATGAATTTGATTCGCCCGGTAGACACCCTTACGGCATGCCGTATATGAGGTTAGGAGCACTGCTCTAGGTACTGAATAAGGAAGACAGCATTACGAATAACAGGACTCTGGCTAGCGATTACTGCGGAAATGCGACTAGACCAAACTGTTTCTAATTCTGTCTTCCGTATTGAGTGCCTAGGGAGGTGATTCATGGAAAAGCGTAAGCGCACAATTTACGTACTCCTTGCTGTCACCCTTCTCTTGGGTGATTGCATTTGGACCTCATTATTTCATTAGCACAAGCGCGGGGGTATCGTGCTTTTACTCGCCGATACTCTCGTGAGTCCCCTTAACCCAATGGCAGAGGTAACCGACTTAAAATCGGTCAAGTATGGGTTCGAATCCCATAGGGGGCACTGTCGGTAGCTTGTGGGTTGGTATCCGTACTGCCAAGCGTGCCTATTACCGTTAGGCATGACAACAATGGGAGGAAACAGAAATGAAAAAGACCCTACAGTGTCGCGAGCATGGCGGCACGTTCGAAGTTATCCCTAAGCGTGGCAGGCCACCCGTTAAATGCTCTCCCGATAATGTGTGCACTCGATTTAGCGGGAATGGCAAATCCGTTAAGGCTGGTAAAGAAATTGCTGCCTCAGTTGCCAAGCGGCATCCTGAGGTCTATGGACGCAAGCCTCGCAGCAAGGCACCTAGTAATGGTTTGACGGACACTGGCGAGCGTATGCGTCAGGAGTACATGGCGACGCTAAAGGAGTCAGCCTCAGAAGCACCAAACAAGGCACCTGAGAGCTCTCCTAACGGCCGTTCGTCTGGTAACGCTAGTCTGCCTAGAGCGCAATCGGCTAAGGCTCAGTTAGAAGCTCAGGGGTGGATAGCTACCGGCAAAGCTAAGGGCAACGGTGCGACCCTGACTTGCTCGCGTGGCGAGGAAACCCTATTCCTCATTTTCAATGATGGCGAATTGACTAGCCAGACTTACCAATTGTGGGATGTTAACAAACCATCGAATAATGGCATGCCTCAGAGCAAGCTCACATTCGACACTGACGAAATGACGGACAGCGAATTGATTAAGGCGCTCTCTGGCATGAAAGTCACTTGGTGGAATAAGCTTGCCAGCAACACGGAATCGGGCGTGATCGGCACTAGCAAAATCGTCATTGAGCACAGCTACGCGGGGAATGGGGATGAGGCTCCTGCCGACCGTATCGTTAAATTCGTGGACTACACGAGACAGGGTGACGGTATTTCCGGCCGTATGCGCGCCTTCCGCCTTGGTGCATTGATTAAGGTAGGCTAAATGAATAACGAGGGACCAATTCCTAAATGGCCAATTCCCGTCAAATGCGATTGGTGCCCCAAACCATCGGTAACTAAATGGCGTGAGGGTAGGGGCACAGGCCATAGCGAGAGCGTTTACGCTTGCGAAGATCATAAGTATTTGGAGACTGCGGAATGAAGCTGCACATGCTTTGGGCGCAAAATCCGGCGAGTCAGGAATGGGTTTTAATTTATAGCAAGGCAAGCACTGCCAATGTTCAAAACACTCCTGAGGGCAAGCGCGCGGTTGAAATGGCAAACACGACGCACCCTAATTGGAAATTGCATTGGGAGGTCCGAGAACAATGACGACGGACTTTGAAATTCAATCCCCTGAGGAATTCTCACTAGCTCTCGCCGATATCGTCAACGCAATAGCGATGTCAAGGGAGACTTGGCAAGAGTACGAAAACAAATGGACGCATGACTTTGAGCTGGTTACTGATTCTGGCGCAGCAATGGAAATGTTACAAACGTTCCGCCATCAGAAAGCGGCTCATTGTCGGCAGATAGCCATTGCTCAGGCTGAGCTACTGGGCTTACGCATCGCTTGGTATGGGCGATGAATTGGGTACTGCTCATTTGCATTCTGCTACTCGTCGCGCTCGTGGCTGACGACCAAATGCATAGAGATGACAATGAGTAAAATTCATAGCGGCAATCACGGATTACACAAATTCCGAAAGTCGCGCTATTTCATTGGTGGCGGAAAGTGGTTTCTCTTATTGACACTCCTCATCCTCGCGTGGGGAGCGATTGCAATCCTAATGGCCTACAGGAGGTTTTAAATGGGGGGTCGGCATCGTGGGAAGGGTTGCGGGGTGTACATCCTAGGCACGCTCGCATTCGTAGCAGGGCTTATCCTCGCGCTCATAGCCTTCTGAGGTACTGGCCAGGCTGGAAAATGGTAGTCGCCAGTGCGGTCTATTCGATTGTGCTAGTGCCAGCAATTGACCTACTAGTTTCTATCGTCCGCTATGGTGCCTAGGAGGCTCGATATGCAATGGATGTTCAATGCCCCACGTGCCAGGCTGAGCCATTTATGCCATGCACATACGCTGACATAACCAAGAATCGGAAATTGAATCGAGTAGGGTTACCGATGTTCCGACGCGGTTACCCCTATTACCACAACGAACGGCAGTACTTGCAAAACGAATTCGACCATTGTTACAGCGCTTATATGATGGGCATCAATACAATCGAATTGCAGAATTGGTTAACCCGTTACGGTGACATTTTCTCGGAGTGTGCATGATCTACATTGAGAAGAAAGGCAGGCGGATTGAGGTTCGTTCCGATCGGCCATTAACCGGAATGAAGACCACAATTCCAGGTGCCTATCAGACTGTCGCCGGATATTGGACAGTGCCACTCAATCTAGAAACGTGCAAATTGCTACGCGAGAAATTCGGCCGTAGCTTGCGATTAGGTATCGAATTAAAACGGTGGGCAAAAACGGTTGTGGAGAGCCGCGCTTATATGGCAAAGCTCTCCGCTGCCAAGAATACAAAACTAGGAGTGTTGCCTACCGCCGCTCCGAAATTGTATGAGGCAATGCGTAAGCGCAAATACCAGCGTGTAGGCGTACGCTTCGTAGCTGAGAATGAAGCAACGCTGGTAGCCGATGACCCTGGCTTAGGTAAGACCCTTATTGCTATGGGTGGAATTCTAGAGGCTGAGGTACCCGGACCCTACTTGGTAGTTGCCCCTAAGACAGCCTCAGACAGCGTCTGGCGACGAGAAATAATCCGCTGGCTCCCACCGGACCATAGAGCCATTATCTTGCCTCAGTTGCGCTACCAGCGTGAGCACAAGATAGCACTTACCCGCTATGGCCCTAAGACGTGGCTAATCGTGCACCCTGAAATTGTTTTGGTTGCCTCATGGTGGAAATGCGCTAAGTGCCGAAAGCTCACAACTGAAGGCAATAGAAATCAAAAGCGCCTTGATTGCGGACATATGAAAGATGACGACACCAAGCGCATTACCAAGCCGAGCTATTCGAAACTGTTTGAAATCGAATGGGGGGCAATCATCGTTGACGAATCACATGAGAACCTCATTCGGCGGAAAGGTGTAGTCACACAACGCCGACGCGGTTTGGATATGCTAAAGGTTCGTGGCGACGGTAAACGAATTGCCATGAGCGGAACGCCATTCGACAGCAAGCCACACCAATTATGGGGCACGCTCAATTGGTTAGCGCCAGTCACGTATTCCGCGTTCCATCGTTGGGCGGAATTATATTGGCAAAAGGGTGGCTATACGGGATTTGAAATTGGCGAATTCCGTAAGGATAGAGAGCAAATGTTATGGGATTCGTTGACATCAATTGCTCTGCGACGCACCAAAGCTGAGGTAGCTCCCGACTTACCGCCTAAGATTCATGTAGGCTCGCCGCTCAATCCTGACGACAGGGATTCGCCGGTGGGCGTATGGCTCGAAATGGGTGATGAGCAACGCCGCGCTTACGAGCAAATCGAAAAGCTCAGCATGGCGGAATTGGAAAGCGGAAGATTAGAGCCGTTAGGTGCACTGGCGGAATTGACCCGCTTAAAACAATTGGCGACATGCTACGGTGACATTCGTACGGAAATGAGATGGGACGCTGAGGCAGGCAGGCGAATTCCCAAGGATGTTTATTTTCCGAAACTGCCATCGAACAAATTCGATTGGATTACGGAGAGCTTAGAAGAGTGGGGCTACCCTAATAATCCGATCACCAAAGTCGTAATTGTAAGTTTCTACACAGGAATTCTCAGAGCGTTTGCTCATGGGTTTGAGGCTCACTTTAAAACTAAGCCAGGCAATCGGCTCTGCACTGGCATTTCAGGTAAGACACCGTCGCACAAGCGGCGAGGCATCATCGATAGATTTAACAATTCCGATGACCAATTAATCATGATGCTGAATGTCAAGGCAGGCGGAACGGCAATCACAATTGACTCTGCCGACCGAATGATATTCCCAAGCGAGACACGTATTCCAGATCAGCAAAAGCAGGCTGAGGATAGAATTCACAGAATCAGCAATCCGCGTACTTGCATGTATTACTACCTCAGATCACTCGATACCGTGGACGTGGGTACTTCTCTCGTCAATCAAGAAATGATTGCGGATACCCACCGGCTGCTAGACGCCAGACGCGGAGTAGATTACATGCAACACGTAATGGAGTTAAGCCACAACTGAAAATGGCCTATCGATTTGACAACAATTGGTCAACCGGATAGGTTGGCTATTCCGTCCGTCGTCTACAGTGGACACGGAAACCTAGGAGAGGATACGGAAACAATGGCGACTACTCGCCGCGTAAGCAAGGCTGCAAGCGCTCCTGCCCGTCGTGGACGTCCCCCGGGCTCTACCAACCGCACTAAGGCTACGGCTGCTACTCGTACCGCTGCTAAAGCTGCCCCTGCTAAGAAGGGTGCTGATGTCACGGTGTACGCCGAAAAGGAGCCTACCGATTACCACAAGGCGTTTGCCAAGTGGATTGTGACCGAGGTTGGTTACGAGCCTAATGAGGCAACTAGTAAGCGGGCAGCGTTCCTTGCTGGCGTTTCTATCGCGACTGCCTCTCGGCCAGCTTTCATGGAAAGTGATTACTTGGAGGAATGGCGAGAGAAGAATGGTATTGCCAAGCGTGGCCCTAAGGGCAACGCTGCGCCTGCTAAGGCTGCTCCTGCCAAGCGCACTCGTAAGGCTGAGCCAGAGCCAGAGGTAGAAGACGATGACGATTTCGACGAGGAAGACGACGAAATCGAAGATGACGAATTCGATGAGGAAGACGACGAATTCGATTCTGAGGATGACGACGAGGAAGAGGAAGACGACGAGGAAGATGAGGAAGAGGAAGAAATTCCTGCCCCTCCTGCCCGTCGTGGACGTCCGGCTAAAAAGACTGCTCCTGCCAAGGCTGCCCCGGCAAAGCGCGCTACCCGTAGCGCTAAGGCTGCCACAACGGATGACGACGATTTCATTTTCTAATCATGGATGAGTCGAAATCGGAATACACGATTCCGGGAATTGCAGTGTGGGGACCACGTTTACGTCTTACTAGTTTGACAGAAGGCGTTGACGAGGACAGCACACTACACGCGCAATTCCTCGTGAGTGATAATGTGCATTCTCATCCATGGGCAGTGCCAAGCGATAATCCCACATTCAATTTAATTGCTGTGCTACACCCGACAGTGCAATTGGAGGAAGGCAAAGAATACATTGCCTACTTTGTTCCTGTTGACGTATTAGCGGAGCACGTAGACGAACAAGAAAAGCAGCGGAGCATCGGAACGTCTAGCACACTTACGTTACCGCAAGCACGCGAGTAGGTAATTCAATAGCGCCAATGGCCCTCATTCCTATACCTCCCGGGAATGGGGGCCATTGGTATTAAGGGTTAGAGTATGAGCGAATTACCATTAATTCGATCGCACGAACGAATGGACTATAAACGCTGCCCTAAGAAATGGTATTGGAAGTGGCGTAGAGGCTTGGTGCCTAAGGCGATCACGGTAGGGCCAATGGAGCTAGGCACATGGGTACATGAGGCCCTAGCTAATTGGTATGAGCCAGGCTTGAAACGTAGCCCTACCTCGCTGGCGGAATGGTTCATAATCTACGCTGACAATTGGCTATTGTGGGCGCAGACAAACAACGCACCTGACTACGTGCTAGAGCAGGCGGAAGAATTAATTGCGCTTGGTGAGATCATGTGTCGCGCTTATCAGGAGCACTACGGTAACGATAAATTCGTCAATGTAATCGGGGCAGAGATACCGCTCGATTTCAGTATTGGGAATCCTGAGGGTGAGATAGTCGCACACCATTTATTGAAACCAGATATGGTTTTCCGTGACCCTGATGGGAATGTGTTACTACTCGAAAATAAAACGGCTGGCTCAATTCAGACAGACCATTTATCGATGGATGACCAGGCGCGCCCGTATGGTGTGATGGCTGAGCAAGCGTTACGCAAGATAGGCGCTATCGGTCGCACTGAGACAGTCAAGGGAATTCTTTACAATTTCTTACGTAAGGCAATTCCTGATGAGCGAATGACGAATGAGAAAGGTCAAGCGCTTAACAAGAATGGTACTGTTTCGAAAAAGCAGCCTGCCCCGCTATTCGTAAGGAAATTGATAACTCTCACTAAGCCAGCCAAGCGGATAGCACTGATGAGAATTCAATCTGAAACAATTCTCATTACTACGCTAACCACAATGTTGCGTGAAAAAATGCTAGACCCTGCCATGCTCCCTAAAACGCCTTCCAAAGCCTGCCCTAAGTTCTGTCAATTCTTTGGAATGTGCGAGGCAGAGGAAAAGGGAATTGACATTCGGCAAATGGAACGTGTGATGTACCGACGTGAAAACCCGTACCTCCAATATGGAGAGTCCACTGAGGACATTACTAGTTTTGAGATGGGGTAACCCGTGACACGAATTTCCACAATGGACAACCTATTTAGGCCAGGCTATGGCAAACACAACAAAATGGTTCGGCTCTGTAAAGCTATGGCGTTCATTCAGCAACAGTCACCCGTCAAAGGTAAATACCGGCGACATGGCGAGCGTAGGCTAAAGCCTGAATTTGCTAAGTGGCATGCAGAGCGCGCGAACGAATTAGCTATCCGACGTGGCTAGCACAGCGGGCAGGCGTTCTAGCCGAGTGCGGACAGAGCGCTCTGAAATGTCGATGTCTGATTTTGCAGCGGCAATTATTGCGCTCGAATCAGAAGCGGAATCAAAAAACATTCTTGTCTATGGCGACAGCAACGCGGGTAAGACGGTCCTAGCTGGCACGTGTCCGGGTAAGTGCTTCTGGCTAGTTGGGGAGCCAGGCTACAAATCAGCCGCTAGGCAAGGCGCTACAGGCCATGCAAGGGTTATTGCCGATACAGCTACCGCGTGGGCTGCGGTTGAATGGCTCGAATATAGAGAGCGCTACCGCAAGCTTGATTGGTTAATCCTAGATGGCGTAACCACAATGCAAGATAGATTCCGGTTGGGTTACGCTGCTGAGGCATTTGACATCAATCCCGAAAAGAGGCAGCATCGCAATCTGCCCGATAGGCCAGATTATTTCAATACGCAAAACTTCCTTAAAGCGTGGTTTCCTCGCTTGGTAGACATGCCTGTTAATCTGCTAGTTACGGCTCATGCCTACCGTACCGACTTAACCGAGAATGGCGAGCTATTAGTTTTCCCTGGTATTCAAGGGAAGGTGACCGAAACGGCAAATGCAATTAGCGGGCTAATGGACGCTACCGGTTATTACGAAAAGAAACGACTTCGAAATAAGCGAACCGGTAAATCATACATTAACCGCCGGTTGTGGTTTGAGAGCCCGGAACGGCACAATTCAAAAGAGGAGGAAGTTAGATATATTTGTGGTGACAAGTTTAATAGTTTTGGCTCCTATGTGGACTTTCCTACAATGCCGAAACTAATTGCAATGGTTGACGGAGAGGAAAAAGTAAGTGCCTAGAGCCAATTGGGAAGTTAGCGTTAGTGATGTAAGGAAATTCGACCGCTCCAAGCAATTCACTCCCTACCGTGGCCCCCTACCGCCGACCGGAGCGGTCTACCAGTGGCTAATCAAGCAACTTAAATACGTTCCTGGCACACAGGAAAAGAATCCTCAGTTGCGAGTCGGCTTAGAGCTACAGCCTCAGAGCAAAGAAGAGAAGAAATACGCTGGCTATTTCGTCATGACGTTCCGCTCTGTCACTGACAAAAGCCAATTCGCTTATGTTCCCGTGCTTGACTCACTCGGCGTTTCTGAATCTGATTTCGTGAATAAGACAATCACGGATGAGGAAGGGAATATTAAGCGTATTGGCAATTGGCGTAACGATGGCAAGCAAGTAATCCTTGGTCAGCTAAAGGACTCTGACGACGGTAAAGGCGGTAGTCGTCGCGATGTTGGTTGGGTTGGTCCTTTGGAAGCTGAGGCAGAGGAAGACTTTGACGACGAGGATTTGGAAGACGACGAATTAGACGAGGAAATTGACGAGGATGAATTAGACGACGAGGATTCGGAGGATGAGCCTTTCTAATGGCTGAGCGCTCAGGCGAATTTGATGACATTCATGCGTTAGCCGAAAAGGAAGGTAATAAGCCTTTCGATGAGGTAGACGCTACGAATGAATATGCAATTGGTTTTGGTGAGAACCTACCCAATCATTCGATGACACAAATCGGCAGAGGTAAATACATCTCTCCTGTCATCCGTGATGTACCTCTCTTCCGTACTAGGCAAAGCGCATACCGATTCGCTGGCTGGCTGGTAGAAATGGCCGAGCTACTACCCGATGAGGATAGTAAAGGTCATACCTTCGAACAAATTCGCGAGGCTATCAGGCGCTCAGGCAAGTAAGGAATAGCGCGGGGTATTAGCGCGTACGGTGCAGTATCGCTAATATCAAATAACCACGAATTCAATTGGTCTCCCCCCTTCCTTTTGAATGGTGCCCCGCTTCCCTACAAACATTGGATAATTGGTGAGTACCGAAACTGAAGTAATCGAATTTAACGATTCGCTTTACTCGACTTACGTTGGTCAGCCTCATGACATTCCGAGCCATCGATATACAAAAACGCATTCATGGAATAAGCCGAGCATTTTAGTTGATTGTCTCGTCATCCTCCTAATTGGACTGTTAGGCAGTTTTGTAGTTGAGTTGGGAATCTTTCACACTTCCCCTAGGGTTGAGGTTTTAAGCGCTCCTTTGATTCCTGCATTGACTGACACATTTGACCTGCCGCTTGACACTGCAAAGGTTGATCCGTCCAAAGTGGACGTTCCGTCGACGGTAGAGCGTTCATCTCGCTCCCTACAGCGGAAAGCCGTTGTTACTCCACATGCGACAGTCGTACCGTCCAAAGTGGAGCGTGTGATTTCCTTTGCCATGAGCCAGCGAGGTAAGCCCTATGTTTGGGGAGCAGCCGGACCGCGCTCGTTTGATTGCTCGGGTTTGGTAGTAGCGTCGTTTAGGTCTATTGGTATTACCGTTCCGCATTACACAGGAACGCTCTTAAGGCGAGGCATTAAAGTCAGTCGAAATGGATTACGACGAGGGGATTTGATTTTCCCCACGTCATCCCACGTCGGTATCTATCTCGGCGGTAACAAAATGATTGTGGCGTCTAGTGGTCATGGGAGGATTATGGTTCAGACTGTCTATTCATTTTACACAGCAAGGCGTTTGCTATAGGAGGTAATGAATTGACGAATGCACCGTCTGATCTTCTAGATTTGCGTCATAAGCTTATGGCCATGACTGGCGTTACCGACCCTGCCGAAATTGGTATCGTAGGCGATGATGCTCACGACAACGGTTATCATTTAGGTGTTCAGACAATTAAGAATCGCGGGAATTACCCAACTACCGACTATTCGACTCGTCAGATTCGAGACAGGGTAGGAGGCGATACCGCGTCGGCAATGGACGTAACGCTAGCGTGGCGGATTGGTGGCCGAGCTAAGGCTATTGCGTGGTCTAACACGCTGGCTAATCACGTCAAGGCTGGTCACATTCCGGAGATTCGTGGAATCAATTGGATGAATACCGCTGGCAACAAACGGCGGTACGATGCTCTCTCAGGCGTTGAAACCAGTACCTCGGACACCGTCGATATTCATACACATATCGAATGGTGGCGGAATACTGAGGGTCGCAGGAATTTCACTCTGCTATTAACGGATAGCGTTGCCCCTCCACTCGTACCACAATACAAAACTTTAGGAGACCCTGATATGATCTTTACCGCGTTGTCTGTGCCAGCGGGAACCGTTGACATTGTGGGTAATGTAATTCCTGAGACGGGGCAAGTCCTGCTTACTCCTAATGGTCCTTTCGGATTGACGGGAACGGAATTCTTTTCCTTACCAGCCGATGCGCAGAACGTACGAATCAAGATGACGTACGCTCGCATTGTCGCGCTGTGCAACGCATGGAATCAGGATGTTACAGCGCATATCGATGTTGACGTGGCTGAGGTAGCGGCTGACATCGTTGCCGACCCTGCATTTGGTAATGAGGTCTACACGGAATCTCGGCGTGCGGCGCATGATGAGGAAAATGCTTAAGCCACAATAGACAGTCCACTGTAGAGCATGGCGGGTAGTGTGGGGCTACCCGTCATGTTTCGTGTTCGGAGGAAGAATGCCGTTCATTTGTAAGGATTGCACGGAAGAATTTCACGAGACATGCGAAGCAAAAATCAAGGGTAAGACGTGGTGTGACTGTCAACATCGGACAAAGGAAAATGAAAAATGACTGAGCCGCTATTTAAGCCCATCGATATGAGTTTAAAAGATGCCGATGATTGGGGCTTACCCAAGGAAGGCGCTCATATCTATATCAATTCCAGTCGGCTGCCTGATTTGGTTGCTGAGTACGTTCGGCTCATTGAGGCAGAGCGCACCAATCGTATTTGTAAATGCGAATGGATTGTGCACCCGGATGACGAAAATAAGCCTGAGGGTCAGCGTCGCGTGCGCAAGGGTGAGGCTGCTTTAGACTGTCCAGTGCATACCAAGGAAGGATTCCTAATCGGCTTTTTCCGATGGGTAATTGCTGGCGAGCGATTTGTTCCTGCTATTGACGTAAGCGGATATGATCAACCGCCTAATCATGAATTCTTAGTTGGCAGAGATGATTGATTTCGATTCGCTCGAAACACAAGCTCTAGAGCAACAGAACGATAGCGCATTCAAGCATTTATCTAGGCGCTTTGTTCCGGGTGAGGGAGACAATCCTAAGGCTTTCATCGTAGGCGAAGCGCCAGGCGCTCAGGAGGAAATGCAAGGCAGGCCATTCGTAGGGCCAGCGGGTGTCATGCTAAGGCGGTTAATGGCGCTTGCTAGTTTAGATACTGAAGATCAGTACGATGATGGTAGAGACAGTCCGCCTACAGCAGGTGCTAATTGCTGGTTAACTAATACCGTTAAATTCCGTCCACCTCGTAACCGCACACCTACACCACAAGAAATCGATGCGGCAAAGCTCTATCTAATGAGAGAATGGGCAGCCGTAGGCTCTCCACTTATCATTATTCCGGTTGGCTCTGTCGCACTCAGAGCGATTCTTGGTAAAAACATTTCGATTCTCAAAGTAGCAGGGCAGCAAATTCTTAAAACAAGTCAGATAACCGGACAGCTCATGCATGTATGCCCGATGATTCATACATCATTTGGCTTACGTAATCCTGATGTCCAACCCATTATGGAATCGCATTGGCTTAAGTTAGCAGAGTCGATGGAAGTAAATGCCACGTATTAGAGGCTTGATTGATGCTCGCCATTTATATTTGATTTGGTCAGAGAATCAAATACGGCGTTATGCTGGAATGGCTGACTCTGAGCCTATTTGCCTAAGTCCTAGGAGACTACGTAAGTACAATGACGAGAATCAAAGGATTAGTCTACGCCCCGAGAATAGTTGGCAAGTTCCCGACAATAGTGCTCTTTACTGACTGGCCCCATTGCCACATTTGGCAACGTTACAGCGCGACAACCCACAATTACTATTGCAATTCAAATCTATGCATGGGTTATCCACGTGTTAAGGATTAACGATTGGCTGGCCGATGAACGAATACAAATCAACTACCCCGAATCCCGACGTGACTTATCGGAAATTGCTGATTTCGTGCGATCTAGTCGAGCGCTTGGGATTGACACAGAATCAACGGGACTCAATCCATATCATCCACAATGGATGTTGCGGACAACCCAAATTGGAAATGCCAATGTCGCTTACGTTGTCCCCGCTAGCGCTAGACGGTTTGTCGGTTGGCTATGTAAGCAACGCATTCAATGGATTGGACACAACGGACCCCACGATATCCGATGCATAGATGCTTATCTCGGCTATGAAACAGGAATCATTTGTGCAGAGACACATATTCCCTCGCACCATTTCGATTCGCGGAATAGAAAAGAAGGCGGAATTGGTCACGGACTTAAAGAATTGGCCAATCATTACATCGACAAAAGCGCTAGTAAGTGGGAGATTGAGCTTAAGAAGATATTTAAAACTATCGAAATACCTATTGCAGGCGAAGTTTACAAGAGTGGCCCTCGCAAGGGCCAGCAAAAAATGCGTAAGGCAAAGCTCTCTGAAGGATGGCGATTGGTTGACTCTAGACACCCTGCTTACATCGCTTATGCAGGAGTCGATCCCCTCATTACCTATAGGGTCTGGAAAGAATTTCAACCGATTGTCCGACACTTTTATGAGTTGTACCAATTCGATAAGCGAGTCGCGAATGCTTGTGACAGGCTACAGCGGCGAGGTTTACCAATCGATGTTGATTACACAACGCGACTTTCTAGCGCATTTCTTAATCGGGCAGAGCACTACAGAGCGCGGGCAGCCGAATACGGTTGTGCCAATATCCAAAGTGGACAGAAGCTAGCACAAACCCTTATGGCGCTTGGAGTTGAGTTAACAGAGCGCACAAAAACGGGGCAGTTAAAGACGGATGCGGGCATACTAAGAAAAATTCGGTCCACAGTGGACAGTGAGGAAGTACGTGACTTCAGTCGCTGTGTATTGCTGGCCAAGCAATTAGAGAAACGTAAGTCTAGCTACGCCGATCACATGCTAGCTGACCTAGATGTTAACGGCAGGGTGCACCCGAGTATCAATCCCCTAGGAGCGCGTACGGCTCGAATGAGTGTGAGTAATCCGCCATTCCAGCAATTACCAACTAAGAATCGTGAGGATGAGGAAAGCGAGTGACAAACGAGAATGAAAACGTAAAGATATTCGGTATCAAACCAATCAAGGAAATGGATAGAAAGGAATTGATTGAGGAATTGATTGAGGAAATCATAGAGGTTAATAGAGAGAAATTAGCTCTTATGGGTCTGCCAGAATTACGCGCTAATGTGGCTCAGCTACGCTTGACAGATTATAAGGAGCGCTTACTTAAAGACGCTGGCCTAACTGAGGGACCGATGGGAATTATGATTTTGGATGACGACGAATAAAGTTTGGCTACGTTGTTTGTTTGTTTGGTTTCCATAAATATTATTGGGTTTACCCGACCGTCCACATGCCACTGTCCAATATGGATATCAAAATTAAACGGGGCTTCTGCCAAGGGCCAGGCTGTAGAGCCAGTAAGGAAATTTACCCTCGTGAAACTCCTTAGCGCGGCTGCTGTAAGGCGATGCATCGTAGCTGAGCCAGGCTATGCGATCATCTCATCAGACTTTGACCAAATTGAATTGCGCGTGATCGCTGGTTTGGCTGGCGAGCAGTCGATGATTGAGGCAGCCAAGCAAGGGATATCACTGCACTTAAATGCCGCTAACAAACTATTTGGCGAGCAACATACCCCGGACCAATACAAGCTATCCAAGAATATCAATTTCACGTGGGCATTTGGTGGCGGTGCCGAAAAGATGGCGCGCATGTACGAAATCAGCATGGCGCAAGCTAGGGAATTGATTTCAAACTATGAGTCACAATTTCCAGCATTGGTTGCTTTTAAGCGACGCGAGCAAGATAAGATTTTACGGACCGCGCTTAATGATTTCGAATATCGGGCGTACAAATCTCTACGCTCGAAAATGTTCAACTATCGTTCGGACACGCGGGAAGGCAAACTTGCGCAAGCGGCGGTTAGATTAGAAATCAAGCGGCTCTGTCGTGGGCGGTATGGTTACGTCACAACGCCTTTCGGTCGGCGGTTGATTGTTGACGCTGAGAAGCCCTATACCGTTGTTAATTACCAAGTGCAGTCAAGCGCGGCTGACATTCTCAAAACTTCCATGCTCCGCGTTATGGATGATCCCGAGCTAGAGCCTACAGTCCTGCTACCCGTACATGATGAGCTACTGGGCATGGCTCGCATTCGTGAGGCTAAGTACATCGCTGAGCGTTATGCAAAGGTAATGACAACTGAATTTATGGGCGTGCCGATTACCGCCAAGGGGAAGGTGTACGGCAGGAGTTGGGGGCATGGCTACAAATGAGGTCAATTAAGTTTATGCGCTTCTATGGAATGATGCACTTCTGGCTTGGAATTCAGTACGACTTCGTAAGCGATTGCTTTATCATCGGATTGCTTTTTATCTATATTCGAATTCCTAAGGAAAAGATTTGGAGATTTAAACAGAACATGAAAATTAAACACCATACAATTGCGGGAGTATTAGCCTTATCACTTTTGTCAGCTCAGCCTAGCGGTTGTGCTGCGGATACAAGTGATCCGTGTAAAACAGTAAAAGCTTATATCGATGCTTCTAAATGTGTCAAAGTAAATTTCCATGCACTATTCGAAAATCGCACTATTCCTAAGGCTGTAGGTCATTACACTTACGGTCCTACACAGCAAAAGCTTTCTAGTACCTCAGGTGTAATTGACAAGAATGAGCTTGTGATGCCTGGCGCTTATGTCGATATGTATGTCGCTCCTGAGCGTACAGATGCTTTCGGATTGATTTCCGGTAAAATCACAGCGCGTGATAAGCAAGTTATCGACGCATGTAATAATCATGGCCATGGCGCGGCTGAATGTGCGGGAACGGTGCCACTCAAATAAGGAGGAAAGAATGCGCGACATGAATAAACTAAGAAAGCAGAATGAGGACACGGATCGATTTTTCAATAATGCTGAGACAGCCGACATCCCACGTTTGCGGACAGCGTATGAAGGCGATTCACTGAGGACTATTCCAGCGCCACAAGAATTAGATTCAGGTCCTAACTATCAATTAGCAATGGTAATTCTTTTAGTGTGCTGCCTCGCGGCATTAACAGGAATTGCTGTAGTGGAATTTTGGGGAGCTAACGAAACAGCACAGTTGAATCAAATGCAGCAATGCATGATGCGTATTCAGCCGGACCCCAATGTTAACTACCAATTAGAAACATACAAATGCATGAATGGTAACTAATGGTCTATCAAATTACGACTACTTCAGAAAATGATGACGATTGCGGCTCATGTGACAATCCTGATATGCCGCTTAATGAATGTCCTAAATCTGAACGTAAATGCGGACACCATTGCAACCACTCGTGGACGCATGATCATTGTTGCTGGTGCGGTATTGAATTCGGTGAAAATGGAATGCCTCCACCTTGTCAACCAATAGGTTGTGATAACGGAATTCATTTGAAAGGTTGCGTGTACGCCATTGAGCCGAGATAAGCTTGCTGTAGAAATTAGCACAAAATTAGATATCGCTTATGTGCATGCTTTGCGACTTAAGCGTGCATCAATTTATTGGCTACGTTCGACCGGGCTCTATTATGATGCCGTAAGTGATGAGGTATACAAAGCGAGAGTTATTGCTCGCTGTCAAGTATTGCTAGTGGCAGAGCGGACTAAGAATGCTGACAATTCCTCGGGGGATATGGAAGCCCAGTCAAGCAACTCCGAATGAGTTTCATCTAGTCTGGTTTGATCCTGGCTCAGCCGCTACAGGGTGGACGCACTTTGTAATCGACTGTAGGGCTTTTAGCCGACCGGAGCACAAGATTCTACCCTACGTCATTTCTTGGAATTGTGGCGAATTTACAGGCCCTGAGAATGGGCAACTCAGGCAGGCTGAGCGACTGATCGCGAGTCGCCATCTCGGTCCGTTCCGCAACAAATGGACAATCGGCACTGAGAGTTTTCAATTAACACAGACCTACGGCGGTAAAGATTTGTTATCGCCAGTACGCCTTAATGCGGTACTTGATTGGATTTGTTTCAACAATGGAATTGAATTAACTTATCAAGATCGCACAATGCGTACTCAGACGACGAAAGAAAAACTAAAGCTATTTGGTTTCCAAGGGTCATTCCGTAAAGACGAATTCGCAGCAATGCAGCATTCCATCATCGCGCTTAAGCGCATCAAAGCTCAGTCCAAGGGGTACCCATGGAAGCTATCAGACGGAATAGTGGCAAACGCATTTTGGGATTGTTCGTGCGCAAACCAAAAACGGGGCCAGAAGTTACACCACACGTTATACCACCCGTAGTATCAAGGCATTTATATTCACTCTGTCTCAGTTGTCGTGAACGCCATGCACTTTATTGGGGCTATTGTGACAGGTGTTGGGACTACACACCTAAGGTAAGACGCCAATTGTAAGTTGACAGCAAAAAGCGAGTGAGCTAGGTTGCTCTCTCGATACGCCCCAACAGGACAACTTCCTAGGAGAGGAAACAACATGGCTGAGGCAGCCGCTAAGACCACTACCCGACCCCGTACCCGTAAGGCGACTCCTGCCAAGAGCGCTCCCGTTAAGGCTGCTCCTGCCGAGGAGAGTAAGACTGGCGCTGTGACCGATGGGGACACCACGCGGGTTACCTTTGAAATGACTGACGCTGGCGAAACCAAGTCGTACCACAAGTTTAGTCCGCCTGCTGATAGCGGCGTTGTCGGCACGCTCTATTTCCCGCTTGGTACTACTGGCGCTAAGGTTCTGTTCTACGGTCCGGCTGACGAGTAATTAAATAAGCTTTCCTCTGTCCAATGTGGATTTTTGGGTAGGGAATCTGCAAAGGACACGGTACCCCCGGTTAGTGGTTAGATGATGGCCATTGACCGGGGGTACCTCTATGCTCGTCTAATTAAATAGATAATGCCCCTCAGGCCAGTACGAGCAATTATGGTCTAAGGGGCATTACCGCTTTACCGGAGAGGAAACAGTTGACCGAGCAAACGGCCGGACGCCACACTAACACATCGAAAGTCCTTATGCCACAACGGATTTCGCTTGGTTGGTCACCGTTCCATACGGCTGCAAGCGATTACTTGCAAGCTGGCTTTCTTCCCATACCCTTACCTGAGGGTAAGAAGTATCCACCACCCTACGGCATTCCTAACGATATCGCGATAGATAGCAATCAAGTAAACGAATGGTTGGAAGGCGTTTACAAAGATAAGCAAGGCAATGAGCGACATGACGACCGTTATAAGAATATCGGTTGTGTAGTTCCTGAGGGTGTAGTTGTTTTTGATATCGACGGACCTAGCGGACGTGAAACGCTAGCTGAATTAGAAAACAAATTAGGGCCACTTCCCGCAACGTGGTTTTCATTTCGTGGTGACCCTGAGCGCTACCATATGTGGTTTACCGTCCCTAGTGGACTCACTTGGCCAGGCAAGCTAGGAGCAGGCTTAGATGTTATCTACCGCCACTATCGCTATATGGTCATGCCTCCAAGCGTGCACCCAAACGGTACGCAATATCGTTGGGCCAATATGCGAGGGAATTCTCTACGTGTATCGCACGGGTATTTTCCAAGCCCTGATGAGTTTGCCGACTTGCCTAAGGAATGGCTGACCCTCGCCAGTGGCAACGGTTACGTACGCCGTGATCGTGCCATTGTGGACAGTCGATTGTGGATAGTCGAGCACGGTAAGGGTGAGCCATGTCCTGAAATGCGTAGAGTCCTTATGTGGCACCAAAAAGCGCTACGCAAACACGCTGACCTAGGCGGTATGCATGACGCTATGGTCAATGGAGTTTGGGCAATGCTGGCTGAAATCTCGACTGGACACAGTGGAGGGTACGCGGCATTGAAGCGTTTCAAGAAAACATTTCTCTTGCAGGCTGATAATTCTGGCCGTAGGGAGGAAGGCGCTAGCGAAACGGAATGGGAACGCGCGTGCATAGGTGCGATTGAAAAGAATGCAATTGAACCCGTACGGGTAGGCGACCCATGTACGATTGAGGAAGCGGAGCGAGGAAATGATCCAAATCGATTCTTTGACTCTAAACATGGACTTAAAGCTATTACTATCCGGAGAGCAGTCGAGCGCACTGGAAAGCTTGCTGTCGGAACGGGCCGTATCATTTATCGGCATACAGAAGGTATCTGGACTCCTGATGGTGAATCTGAGATATTCCGTCGGTCCGTTCGATTACTCGGACAAAGATATAGGCCAAGCCATGCAGCAAATGTCCTTAATGTTGTCTCCAATAGAGAGCCTCTTATTACAGATGACAGGCAGGACACCCAATATCTGAATCTACCTAACGGATTGCTTGACTGGAAAGAAGGGAAGCTCTACCCGCATAATTCTAATATCGTGAGCACGATACGTATTCCAATTCCTTGGGATGAGAATGCAGAGTGTCCCGAGATTGACCAATTCTTTTCGGAGGTATTTCCAGGTGACGCTATCGAACTTGCTTATGAAATTCTTGGATATATGTTATACAACGATAATCCGTTGCATAAAGCAATCTTACTCTATGGATCTGGGCGCAATGGAAAAGGCACTTTTATACGCTTGGCTAGAATGCTTGTGGGGCATAACAATATCTCTGCTGTCACCCCCCAAGCTCTTGACTCCTCGCAATTCTCTAGTGCTCAACTTTACGGGAAGCTTGCCAACCTCGTTGGGGATGTTGACCCAAGAATATTTAAGAGTACGGAACAATTTAAGCAATTAACAGGTGGCGATTACATGATGGCACAGCACAAACATAAGGATCCATTTGTGTTTCGCTGTCGCGCGCTTATGGTTGCTGCATTCAATGCCCTACCTCGGACAGCGGATACCACTGAAGGTTTCTTTTCCCGTTGGGTCGTAGTGCCTTTCTCAGCCTTTTTCCCTGCCAACCGTGCAGATCCCATGCTGATAGACCGTTTGACCGCTCAGGGGAATTTACAGGGC